GGGAACTTTCGCTCCCCCTCCAAGTTTGCACCATCTTTTCTTTTTATAGATTAGATGATATTTGAAACGAGTAGACGACGATAGAAAACGTTTGTGTTTGCTAGGATAGCGCCACCGTTTGTATTTGCCTGACCATTGATTGCACCCTTTGAGAATGGGTTAGCAACCATGCCATAACGTGTCTTAAACGCAATCTTTGGTTGGAATGTGTCTTGACCAACAGCACGAACCATTTGCAATGGAACGTATGGGCAGTAGAACAAACCAGCGTCGAATGCGGAAGAACCTTTGTAACCCATAGTGAAGAACTGAGTTGCAGTTCCTGCTGCGCTGTTAGCGACAGTGTATGGATCAACGTAGACTTTGAAACGACCATTTAGAACACCAGCGAAAGTGACGGAAGATTCGTCAACATTCAGGTTGTTACCTGCAAGAGCTGGAGTATAGTCCAGAACACCTGCCATTGCAAGAGCGGATGCAACATCTGCGGAACAGATGATGAAGTTACCCTTACCACGACGAGTGGATTGAGCGATAGCGTTAGCTTCACGCTCGATCTGGAACATCAGACCCTTGAACTTTTCAACAGACCAACGACCATTGGAGTCGACATCAAGGTCGAAAATACCAGCGGAAGCAGTACCAGACTGAGCACCAACCTTAGCAGCACGATAAACAGTGCGAACAACTTCACGGTTGATTTCAGAAAGGATTTCTGTGGAAAGAATGTTGCTCAATTCACCTTCGGCATCAAGACCATGAACAGATTTCAAGTCTTGTGCAAGTTCGATGGTGTATTCAGCTTTCAATTGACGAGACTTAGCAGTTACGCTGGTCTTTTCGATAGAGAAAGCCATTTCATTGAAAGCACCTGCTTCAGCAGCAGCTGTAGTCATACCAGTACCGACATCATAGTTGGTATCGTATGGGTTGTTACCACGCTGACCTTGATAACCAGCAGTACCGCTATCACGGTCACCAGTACCAGAGAACAGAGTGTCTGCTTCGTTGAACAATGCTTCAGTTCCAGACTGAGTAGCATAACGTGCCTTCATTGCGAAGATCAAACCAGTTGGCTGAGTCATTGGCTGAACACCGCAGATGTCATAAGCGATCATCTGTGGAGCAGCACGGCGAACCAAGCTGATCAAGACTGGGTCGAAACCAGCCATTTGACCATTAGTACCAGCACCGCCAAGAGCGATACCGTCACCGCCAGCGTTAACTGGGGTTTCAAACAATGCTTGCTTTTCTTCTTTAAGAGCACGCTCTTGGTTTTCTAGAAGAACAGCGGTAACTTCCTTACGGTAGTTGTCCTTAATTGGGGAAACGGATTCGTGGTTCAGGACTGGTGCCCACTTTTCCATTAGTTGTTGACGAGTAGTCATTATATTCAACTCCTTAGTTGATTGGGTTTATTTTTTGATTGAATCAAATACAGATAGATAACGCTTCATTGCTGGGTCAATGTGTTTGACATCTTCAGTTAGAACTGGAGCGTCAGTAACAACGGACTCAACAACTAGGTTAGTCTTCTTAGTGAAATAATTTTCACGAATAGTCTGTAGTTTCTTACCGAAAGTGTCTACATCTTCAAAAGATAGTTCTTCTGCAAGACCTTTGAACTTCTCGACTTCTGTGTCAGTCAAACCATCAGCAGCTTCTGCGATAGCAGCAGCACGCTTCTGTTCATTGACAGTCTTAGTCAAAGCAACATTAGCTTCAACTTGTTCATTAAGTTTTGCTTCAAGAGCTTCGAGTTGTTCTTGCATGTTACCAAGAACGTCGAACTTCTCTTCTGGAACTTCGATGTAGTGCTGTTCGAAGACAGTCTTCAGACCTTCTACGAAGGACTCAAGAATTTCAGACTTCATACCAGCTTCAAGGGCGATCTCATTCTGTGCAATCCACTGCTCGGCGATATAGCCAAGGTATCCATCAACCTGTTCAACTAGACCCTCTTTGATTTCTTCAACTTGCTCAGCAAGTTTAGTATCAAACTCTTCTTGCAGTCTTGCAACTTCGGTCTTAACACGAGTTACAACTGCAGCTTCGAAAATGGTTTCAGCTTTCTGCTTGAACTCTTCAGAGAGTTCTTCACCATTCAGAAGCGCATCGACATCTTCTTTAACGGAAGCCTTAAGAGCGGATGCTTCTGGAGCAGATGCGTTCTTAGTAACGACATTTGCTTTCTTGTCAGTAGCATTAGCAGCTTCGTCTTCGTTGTCGACGTTATTCTTAGCGTTTGGCTCAGCGACTGCTTCTTCAGCAACCACTTCTTCTTCAGCCACAACCTCTTCTGCAGTCACTTCTTCAGCGACTACTTCTTCTGTGGATTCCTGCAGCTTTTTAGATTCCGCAAGCATCTCAGCGATTTTTTGTTCGATAGACATCGTTTTCTCCTAACTGGATGAGTTCTATGTAATTATTTATTATTTAGCGAATTTTACCCAAGAAGTGCTGGAAGGCACGGATCTTAGCTTCTTCTAAATTTCTGGATGAAGTCTTCTGAATAACAGTGCGGACTTCATCGATGTTTCTTTCCACAAATTTTCCATCAACAAAAACCCATTCCTTAGATTCCATGATGCCACGTACGAATGCATCTGGTGCTGAAGGATCGGCGACGATATCCGCTGCGGTAGACAACATGAAATCGTCTTGAACAATCTGGACACCCTCTTTGTTACCGCAGGGGAGAAGGTGTATAGGCGCAAAACCAAAGCGAAAGGCGCACTG